CTTACAGGTGAAGTTCAATGTATATGTTAATGCTCTTCTCTGTAGAATATCATCTTCGAATGTATCTTCCATCTGGATTCCTTCCAGTGTAATTGGCATATCTCTTTTCTCTCCTATTATATCCACTAGATCAATTGTAAGATTAAATGCTGGTTGGAAATATGGTAGTATCTGTTCTAATATTTGTAGTGCATCATCACCACTTTTTGCCATAACAAATAATTGTAAATCAACATTATAAGGTACAGGCATATATTGTGTTTCTAATTTACCAGAACCTTTTGCACTTGTCTTTCTAATCTTTGTAACACGATTTAATTTTCTAGTTGTATCGTAAGAAAGTGTTTGTATTTCAAATGCAATTCTAGGTAAAGTAATCGCAGTTGTTTTACTAATACTTGCATCTTCTCTAATTCGTGTAAGAAACTTTTGTTTAGGCCCATATGCAAGTGGAACTTTCATAGATTGTGTAATATTACCAGAACTATTTTTTCTGACAATCTGTATATTATTAAAAATAGTACCGAATGATACTATGATTTTTCTAATCGTTTCGTGATAAAATTGTTGTCCTAACATTATGATTCCTTCCCAGCGTCACCAAATGGATTTGATTCACTAAAGTCTAATATTGTATTATCTAAGTTTTCAAAATCTTCAATCTGAGATTTTTCATCAATGGTATCTACATTATATTCTTCATTGATTAGATAATGATTTTCTTCTTTTATTTCAGTTATTGTTGCAGTAAACCCATTGTTTCTACTAGTAATAACTTCATCTTTTGCAAATGTTCCAGTTATATATTCAAAATGTAATGTGTTACTATTTATTAACCTAATATAAGCTTGTCCACCGTTTGCACCAGTGATAACTTCATCTTCTTCAAATGCACCAGTTTCATCTTTGACTGTAATATAGAAAGTATCAGCAGTTTCAAGTAGTATAGAACTTGCACCAAACTGTGTTTCAGAAATTAGATTATCACCAGCATCAGAACCACCACCATCTGTTCTGTCTAATAATAATAAATCATTGTCCTCTAATGCAATTTCTTCTGTATATGTTCCAGTTTGTTCTAATGTAAACTGGTAAGAAAGTGCATCTAAACTACTATCAGTTTCTATTTGGTCAATCGCACTTACACCAGTATCAATACCCTCACTACCATATTCAAATAGTCTACATTTTAATTTATAGACTGGATTATTATCTAATTGAAAGAAAGGTTCATCGTGGTCAACAAAACTTATTTCAAACATTTTATTAATGATAGGATGAAAAACTAAATCACCTTCTAAAGGTCTATCTGCATCAGTGGATTCATCTTCATTTACAAGATATGCACTTTCACTTGTAGTTGTTCCGTCTTCTAATAATACTGCACCAAAAGTTTCAGTAGTACCAGATTCTAAAACAACTTGTTTTGTTATGTCTTGAAATCTTTCTTTACTTACGACAAAGGTAACTTCATCTTTAATATCTAATCCAAACTTTGATACTAATTCTTTTTCACCCTCAAGACCACCCTCTGCATTTTCTACATACATTTCTATAAGTTGTGATTCTGAAAAAGTTGATGATGTATCTTCACCAAATAAAGTATCTTCGTTAACAAATGTTCTATTTACATAATAGACATCGTGTCCGTGAATCTGGATAGCTTCCTTAACTAGATTTTTATATAGGTCTCTCTCGGCAGATATAGAAGTCTTATTACTGTCGTGAAAAAATTTATTGACGGCCATAACTTATCCTACCATATAATTTACTGGTAACTCAAATCCTAGTTTCATTTCTTCTTCTAACTTAGTGATTTCATCTAACGCTTGTTGATAGATTGTTTCACCGTTCATAGTAACTCCACCTAACATTTGAACACCATTAAATTTTGATAGGTTAGCACCCCATTGTTTTTTAATTAATGCAGTTGCATATCTTTTTAAATACATATCATCAAACACATCTGTGTAAACTGTTGGGTCTAATTTTCTATAACATTCAATTAAAAGAAAATCACCGTTATTAAAATCTTTTTCCATGTCTGCGTGAATGTATAATCTGTTTTGATGTTCTTTGAAATCTATTGGGTATTCACCAGTAAGAATGTGGTCTAGAAAATCTAGATGCCTCATTGTCATTTCATAGTGAATAATTGAAGTTGAACTAAAATCATATAAATCATTTAATCTTAATTGATAACGAACATCAAATAAATTTTGAGTTAATTTATCTGTTACTGGATATACTTTTACAACTGCTAATACACTATCTGGAATAGGTATATAGTTTTCTTGTTGTAAAAAGTCTGCTGTAATTGAACTATCAACTTTATCGGTTGCTGTAACTGCACTCTCATTACTTCTCATTCTTGCAATTTCAGCAGTTGTAAGTTGATGTTTTAGATATACTCTTTCAATACCATCATAATGGTATTTTGAAAAATATTGTAAAGCTTCATCTACTCTATCATCTATTTGGTCATCAGATACATTGATATCAATGACACCTTTACCTAATGCTCTTAAACAATATTCTTTAAATGTTGACTTTGAAGTAGGTACTGCCATAACTAATCCTTTTATTATTATTTATAATAAAAAGAGATTATGTTCTTTTTTCTGCACCTTTCATAGTAAGAAAACCTTTTGCATCGTGTCCCTCTCTCTCTTCTTTATAAGTAGCATCTTTTTTAAAACGAAAACTTATATTACCAGAAACACTTACTCTTAAACCTTTTTTACCTTTTAATTCTGATAAATTAGGTTCTACTTCGTGTACTGCCCAAGATGGAAACATAATTAATCTGCCTGGAACTGGAGCCCAGTACACTTCATTAAGTGATTCTCTTACTCTCTGTTTTTTTGGATTAAATGGTAGTTGAACTGCGACTGCTTGTGCTCTTGGGTCAGAGAACCATATACTTCCACATTTTTCTGGAGATTGTAAGTAATAAACAAAACTAAAATGTGAGCCTGGGTGAGTGTGATTACGATTATGAGCACCAAATTGAGAAACATTTGCCCACATATTATCAATTACTGGTTCTGTATCTGGATTTAAATCCATCATTTCTTGTATTCTTAAACCCACTTTAAGTGCTTCTTTACCCATATCTTCATATTCTTCTCGCATATGCATATCTACTGCACTATGCCAACCTCTTGAGTTAGAACGAACTATACCCCTATTGTCGTCATCTCTCCATTTAAAAATATGTTTTAACCATTTTTTATTTTTTTCTTGATAGTTTAAAATATCAATAAAATGAAATAATGTAGGAAACCATATCTCAGATGATATCTTTCCCCTTTTATTTAATGGTACTTCTTGTGCGATTTTTTCAAATGTCATACATAACTTGGGCCGTGTAACCAACCCTCTATACAATTTCTCACACCCTTTGTAACTTTAGTTACACGCCAAGGAACAAAAGATGGAAATATAATTATTTGACCTTTTTGTCTAAGTAATTTATTATCCGTGTTCATATTCATTAATTCAATATGTCCACCATCATAATCTTTGGTATCAGATAATTGAATAATAAAAGTTAATTTTCTAAAGGGTGCGTTGTTTCCTATATCTAAATGATGATTATAGAAATCTTTGTTCTTATAACAAACTATTTGTGGATTGTCTGCTTGATAGAAACCAGCAAGTTGCATCTTAAAGTTTTTATCATTAGCTTGTTGTGCAAGTTCTAAGACTTTAGTATAAGGCCAACCTTTGTCATTCATAGGTAAAGATTGTTGCGTTGCTTTTCTTACACCTTTTAATGAACTATCAACCCATAATTCTTTAACTGTTTCTTTAACTATTGCATCACATTCTTTTTCTGCAAAAAACTGTGATGTTAATATAGAAACTATGTTTTTATTACCGACCAGTTTAACAATATTTTTATCATCTGGTTCAATAATATTTTCTTGGGTTTTTTCTTTTTTTTCTTCTTCTTTAGGAAGTTCCAGAGTATCAATCTCTGAGTCTGTAAATGTACTCATAATTTTTCACCTTTCAATTATTATAACTTATTTTTTTTCAATGTCAATAGGGTTTTTTATTTGGTCAACATCTGCACTAGTAGGTTTTATTAACCATTGTTTAGTTCTATGTTTTTGTCCGTTAAAAACTTTTCCCTCTTTTGCATCTTGCAACCATTTATGTAATCGTGTAGATTTTGCTGGTTTATATTCTTCTACCCAACCACCATCTAGTCTTCTAGATAATTTACCACCAGTTTTGGGTTTTGGCATTTTGTTCCAGTGAAAATGTTGTTTACTAGTATTATTACTCATATAGTAATTTTTCTTATGATATCTTCCTTCTTTGATTGCAATCCAAGTTTTTATTTGTTCTTGAGTTCTTTCTTTTTTACGAATCATTCGTTCCCAACGAAATAGTCTTTGTGTTTCATCTTCTACTGTATAGAAACGACCTTGTTCATCAACTTTTGTACCACCATATCTTTTATCGTGATAAGTTATGATTGGAGGAAATTCTTTTTTTGAGGGGGTTTTGTATTTTTGTTTAAATATTTTCATACTAATATATATACTATGCCCATTGAAGAGCTACACCGTGAATTTTGTTTGTATTAGCTTGGTTACTTCCAACAATTTTCCATCTTTATTGAACTTGAGGACTTGCAGACCCAGTAAGAG